TATTTTATTTTTTATCTCTTTATCATGATAGTTCTCAAACATTTTTCTTTGCTTATTAATTGTAGCTCCAGATACACTAGATAGTTTAAGATGATCCATAGCACTTTCAACATCAAGGGTATTTGCGTATATATCCCAAGCATCTTGCTTAGCTTTGTTATCCATAGCAATATTTTGAGCAGTCTCTTCTTCACTCAAAGCTGTTAGATACTGATTACTTCTTTGGATAAAACCATCAAAAAGTTTTACTAGTTCTTTAGCATCTTCATCTGTATTAGAATCTAACCGTCCTTTACTAAGAAGGGCATTATAAGAAATTCCCTTATTATATTCCCCTTCCATTATTTTATGAATAATACTAGGTTTGGCTAAAATTTGAGGACTAGTAGTTAATGTTTGAAGTACCAATAAACTACCTTCATCTTTATTCATATCAGGAAGAATAGCTTTTATATCTCCAACCATATTATTTATCCATCTATTAGTCAAAATCTTTTCTAAAGGAATACTATGTTCTTTCCCAAAACTAATAGCAGATTTTATGGTATCTTGAGTTCTCTGAACTACTGATGTAAGCTTTAGATCCTTCTCTACTTTAATAACATCTTGTTTTAACTCAAGCTTTCTCTTATCTAATTCACCTAGTAACTTATAGAGAACTGTAGAATTTTGTATTTTACTTCCAGCTCTAGCCTTAAAGTCATCAGTGAAGTTATCTACTCCAGAAAGTTTAGCGTCTGTTGGTGTTTCACTACTGTTTATTAAAGAGGATATTTCATCAGTAGCAGTATAAAGATCAAATTCTTCTAAAACAGAAGTGGCAAAATTAGCATCAAGTATATTATTATAGGCTTCTATAGCTACTGGGAAGAAGCCTCCAGGAAGCATCTCTTCTCTTAAAGCAGCATTTTCAGCAAATTGAGTCTGGTCTCTAATTTCAGTGTTTTTAGCATTTTCAGCAACAGATCCTAATCCCTTACCAAATAGAGTTGCTCCTGTAATTAACTGCTGTTGTGACCTACTATCGTCCAGTGCTGTCTGTTCCTTAACTTTAGTAAGTGGATCAGTGAGATCTGTAATAACAGGATCTAATCTAAATAGCTTATCAGGAGAAGTCACGAAGTTCCTCCTGTTGGTTTAGTTGTTCCTGAACCTTTTACTGGGTCCAGTCCTTTTTGACGATCCATGCCAAGTTGAAGTCCTGATCCAGCGATACTTAAAGTAGTGCCAAATAGATTACCGCCAGTACTTAAGCCAGAGAATGCAGCATTATTTTGACTTATAGCACCTAATGTTACATTCTTATGTTTAACTTGAAAGTCATTAATCTTTGCTTGAAAGTTTAGGTCTTTACGAGCTAAAGCATTATAACCATGTCGTTCTATATTAGCCAATACTGCTCCATAAGAACCTCCTTTATCTCTTGAGTTTCCTCTAAAACTTGTCTGTGTAGCAGCACTCTTAGCCCTTTCTCTTCTAATGGCTTTTTTTAATTCAAAAGTATCAAGTCCATATTTATTTAATTCTAGTACTTCCTCTTGTCTTAAGCTTAAGTGGGCATTAAAGGCAAGCTGATTATTAGTAGCAGCCTGTCTATAGGCATCTTGCCTTTGTGCCTCTGCTGCGTTTTCAGCCTGTTGGTATTGATAAGCAGCCGTTCCTGCTTGAACCATAAATTGAGCTGCATATAGATAGTCCATCATTATCTAGCCACCTTACAGAACTCAAAGAACTTTACGTTATTAAACATCTTTTCTCCTATTATTTTAAAGCCACACCACTTGATCCACTTAAGGTGGACTTCATTTCTGCTATCTATTAGGTTACATAGGTGAGGGTATAATGTATTCATGCCGTCAACCTCAGATCTTGATTCTTTTAAAAAAGAAGTCTTTATAGTTAGTAATCCTCTACTACCTAACATCCACACAACACCTGATATTTCAGATTCAGTAACAGGAACTACCCCATACATGCCTACAACCTTATCATAATTATTCATTATTGTTCTACATATGGTGCTTGACAGATAAGCAAAGCCTAATGCTTGTTCTGGGGTATGACCTAAAGTCTCAACTTCTCGTTTATCTTCGTATCTTAAGTTATCTTTTAGTTCTATTACATCTGCCAATATGCTCTTTCTATGGTACGGCTTCATATAAGGACGAATCTTAACATTAGGCATATCACCTTCCTCTTCCTGCGGTTCTTACTACATAGTTACCTTCCCAATCAGCTCCTGTAAATGCTACTGGGAGGTAAGAGTCAGATATTAACTCTATTTTTAAGTTTCTTGCACCTGCTAGTATTGTCTTTTTGAAGGCTCCTGTTTCAAAAGGAACTTCACCTATCTTATTTAACTCTGATCCTAGTATTCTACCAGTATATATATGGCTAAAAGGAGTTCTTCCTGGAGCTGTGATCTGTAATTCAAAGTATCCTGCCTTGAAGTAATCTATATTAAATTTTCTAATCTTTAGAATACCACCAGAAAGAGAGCTTAATCTACCTGCCACCTCTGTTTTGATCGTAGGCTCTGTGAACTCATATAAGAATCTATACTCTTTCCCTATAAATACAGGGAATGTTGCATGATTTCCAGTAGCTATTAGACCTGTAGGAGATGTTTGGGTAACTCCTTGTACCATTCCTCCTGCTTTTCCTTCCCATTCTGCACTAAAGATAACTCTAAAAGTACTCCCAAAGTCATCAGGGTACGGGAGAGTCCATGAGGTCTTATCTGTGACACTATTATATGTACCTGTAGTACTAGCAAGTCTATCTAAATGTACCTTAAATGAGAGCTGAGTAGGGCTAGGAGTAAGTCCTACTAGGTTAGCATCTTGTAAGGACATCTTGTCTAGGTATATTCCATCAGGTCTTACTATAACAAAGTAAGCTATATGTGAAATAACATGCATACCTATAACTTCTTCTTCTTCTTTGAAGGACCACTTAGACCATGAGCTTAACTTCTTAACACCTTTCTGGAAGAGGAATTTATATACAAAGATTTCATTAGTATTCTCATCAGATAGTACAAACAAGAAATCCGAATGAGGTATGATTTGAAACCCCCTCCCTTTGATGTAACTAGGTACATGAGCTGTAATGTTCTCCGCTGTCTCTTCCTGAAGATCTTCGATGATACCGAACTCCCTAATTGTAGAGAAGCCATCTTCTTCATTCGCAAAATAAATCTTTCTTCCGTTAACAACTGGACTGACTGTCTTGTCGTGTTCATATTCTGTTAGTAGAGATATCTTAGCATTTGTTGGAGTCAATCCTCCTGCAGCAAACTCACTTAATTTGAATTGACTGAAATCACTAAAGATATATAAGTCTTCATTGAATGGTACAGCACTATTTAATATACTTACTTTATTTGAAGGAGCTGCAAGATCAATAACTTCAGTATCTAATAAGTCAGTAGCAGTAGTTCCATAGAAGTTATAGTGCTCACCTAATTCTGATAGTATAACATTTTCATTAGCTAAAAACCCTAATCTATTTTTATGGAAGAACATGTCATTTAACTTCTCCCCTATGAATGAAGGGTCTGGAGTTGTTTCCTCATCTCCTGCTTTTCTATCTATCCAAACATTCTGAGACAACGTGAATGTTGTTGCTCCAGTTTTAGTTAGCTTAAGAGGCATGGTAGTTGCATCAATTGAATTAGGTAATCCAGCTCCTACAGTTTCAACCCATGAACCAACATCTTGATCAGAAGAATTGTTATGCTTAATCCAGTAATCATCTGTGCCAGAACTAGGATCACCAGTCAGCTTAATAACAAAGCCGTCTTTAGTTCTTGCAGGAAGCTCATTAAAATCAACTACTGAATCCTTAATTGCAATTAGATTCTTTTCTGGCGCATCACAGTGTAAAGTAAAATCACCCCCATTCTGTCTTGTAATGTGGATATTACTACTACCAAATTTCGTGATAGTAAAAGTACCACTTAGCGGAGAAGCTCCAGTTGTTAGATCAGTGTAGATATCATTGATCTGTGTAGCTGCATCATTACTGGAAACTACTGAACTCTGCAAAGTGCCATCAACATATACTTTCATTGTTGCTGCGTTTGTAGACTGCTTTAAAAATATGATCCCTTCTGGATTTCTAGTAGAACCTGTAGTTCCACTCTTAGCTGTTACTTTGGTTTTATTTAAAATGAATGTGAAGTCTGCTACAGAGAATAACTGTAAGTCATCTCTAGCATTACTTGTGGTGATATAAGTTAGAGGACTGCCACTAACACCACTGACAGTCATAGCATTGCCTTCTAAATCAAATACCTCCAACTCTGTTCCTGTAAAGTCTGCACTAAAATCTACACTAAATTGTTCTGAAGATATTACAACAACATGCTTCTCAGTTTCAGACCTATTAATATAATGAATGTAAGCATCGGTATCCGTTTTAGAGTTGAGTTTAACAATATGTTCTAATGGAGGTCTCTTCTTTAAACCCTCTGCTACAGTAGACATGCCATTTACTTGAACCTCAGCTTGAGATGCTAATCTTAAACTAGGGGGTTGTTGGGACACACCATTGATTAGGTTAGAAATCTGTTCACTAATTAATGGCATCTACTAGTATTTCCTGTAAGATTTAGTCATATTTATCATATCTATTGTTCCGTATCCTACGTTATATCCTGCACGTTCTGCTTCATCATCTAATAGGTCAGCATAAGATTCCATCTCTTCCTGTCTGTTTACATTCTCAGCAGATGTCTGACCAATAATTTCTTCTTGAAATATCCTTGCAGCTTTAGTTGTTACATATTGTCGTACTGCTTGAGGAGTATCTTGGAAATCTAATAGCGTTATAGTAACAGCATTAGTTAAGTTCTCAGTCCAAGTGAATGTATTATTATCTAAATCATACACATACATGACCCCAACAATTCCTCTTATAGTAGTAAGCTTATTGTTAATGTGAATTGATAGTATTGACTTACCAAGTGGTATCTGGTTGTTTGAATCTCTTGTTAAAGTAACATCCCACTCTGTATTAAAGTGCCACCCTTTTTGTTGTATCTCTCTATTAGCATTAGATAGTAGATTCTTTGCCTGTGTTACTTCTACAGTTGTAGCTGTTTCCAAACTAGAAACTGCTGACTCACCTATAGCTGATAGTAATATATTAACTGCTTCTAATTCTGTTAATGGCGTTGTTGATATAAAGCCCATCTTAAGTCACCAAGCTCATGCCCATTACCTGAGCATTTCTTATTGTTAAATTATCTGTACTGTCCATGTTGGTTACAAATACAGAAATGTAGTCATTTGTATTCATCAAGGCATAGCCCATT